GATTCTTGCGGTTAAACTCTGACGAGGACGAAGAACCTTTTTATCCGAAAAAGGCTAACTACTACTAAGGGAACTGATGGCTTTCTTGCAAAGCAATATCCCGTACTTTAAGTGCTGGGTACGAAAAGAATACACCCACAATCACAATAAATATCATGGAGAGTTTCTTCATGCTATGGCGATTGCGGTAACTACAATGCCAACCCGATGCCTGAGTTTTCAGGTGATCTTTACGGGAGCTGAAACCTACGACACCGATGAGCCTAATGTTCATGGAGGTGCTATGTGGGCAAGGATGCCGATAACGGCTCTTGTTGCCGACACACCGTATGAAGAGTGGCCTGATCCTATGCCGGTATGGGCGGCTCAACCTTGGGATTGTAGCTCTAGAGATCACAGTGTGTATGTTCTAGACAGAGCAACACCTTGCCCTTGGTTGGCAAAGATCGATGGGGAGTTCTACCCTGCAAAGTATTATTTCACGGTAGATTACACAGATAACGAAATAGCGGATGATCCTGCTCAACACAAGCAGTCTCATGTGCTTGAATTGCTCGACGCAGGCCGATGGACTGGCAACATGGTCGCACTACCAAACAACAGGGTAAGAGTGACCCACCCAGCCTGGTTTGAGACTGGAGAAGGGGCGCCTGATTTTAGGCCGTCACAACACATTCACTATAGTAAGTCAGATCTGGATTACACCTTAGATGTGAATCAGGTTTTTGATAATTTATATGCAGGAGATCAGCATGAAGATGAAATCTAAAATGGGCATGGCTGGTGGCCGCAAGACCAAGATGGGTATGGCTGGCGGTAAAAAGACTAAAATGGGCTACGCTGGCGGAAAGAAGACCAAGTTACCTATGGTAGAAAAAGACGGGAAAATGGTTCCGTTTTTTGCTGCTGACGGCGAAGGTAAGATGAAGGGCGGCGGTATGGTTCCTAAAACCAAGGGCTATTTTAAGGGCGGAAAGACCATGCGAAGCAAGATGGCAACCAAAGGCGGAATGCGCGGCGGTAAAGGCTAGATGGCAATTGATCGGCCTCTAATCACGCCAGAGGCGATGATGGGTCAGGGGCAAGACCCTGATGTCGAAATAGAGATTGTAAATCCTGAGTCGGTTTCGATAGAAACTGAGGATGGGGGCATGACCATTGATTTCGATCCAGATGTTATCCCTTTGGATGCGGTGCCTCACGATGCGAATCTTGCCGAGTTTATTGATGAGAGAGATCTCAGCGATATGGCAAGTGAGCTTGTGGGCGCTTACAAATCAGACAAAGAGAGTCGATCTGATTGGGAAAGAACATACGTTGAGGGTCTGGATTTACTAGGCCTCAAGCATGAAGACCGAACCACACCTTGGGATGGCGCTTGTGGAGTGTTCCATCCGCTGCTTACAGAGTCTGTAATTCGTTTTCAGTCGCAGGCGATACAAGAGATATTCCCAGCAAGCGGCCCAGTTAAAACAGCAGTTGTAGGCGCAATCGACGCTGAAAAGCAGGAGCAAGCGGATCGGGTAAAAGATTATCTAAATTATCTTTTAACTGAGCGGATGACTGAGTACCGCACAGAAACAGAGCGGATGTTGTTTTCTTTGCCGTTAGCAGGTTCTGCATTCCGCAAAGTTTATTACGACGACACTATGGGCAGACCTTGCAGCATGTTTGTCCCTGCTGAAGACTTTGTAGTGAGCTATGGAGCATCAGACCTAACAACCTGTGAGCGATCTACGCATGTAATGCGAAGAAGCTCCAATGAAATACGCAAGCTACAGGTATCGGGATTTTATCTAGATATCGATTTACCATCGCCATCTGCGGATTACGATGAGATAGAGCGTAAGTATAACGAGTTAACAGGCGACTCTGCTAACTACGACCTGGACTACAGACACACCATCCTAGAGATGCATGTGGATTTAGACCTTGTCGGCTTTGAAGACACCATCAAAGGTGAGAAAACAGGGATACAACTGCCTTATGTTGTGTCTATAGATCTGTCTTCTCGCACAATATTGTCGATCAGACGTAACTGGTACGAGTCAGATCAGCGCAAATTGCGCCGACAACACTTTGTTCACTACCAATATATGCCAGGGCTAGGGTTTTATGGCTTTGGTTTGCTGCATATGATCGGTGGATTAGCCAAATCTGCCACGTCACTGCTACGTCAGTTGGTGGATGCAGGCACATTAGCCAACTTGCCAGGTGGATTGAAGGCAAGAGGCCTAAGAATTAAGGGGGATGACACCCCAATCATGCCAGGAGAGTTCAGAGATGTGGACGTACCTGGCGGAAGCATTAAAGAAAACATCAGTTTCTTGCCCTACAAAGAGCCAAGCACCGTTTTGTATCAGCTCATGGGCGATATTGTTGAAGAAGGACGGCGTTTTGCCTCTGCTGCTGACGTAAAAGCAGCCGATATGAACGCAGAAGCGCCTGTAGGCACCACTTTAGCCATATTAGAGCGCTCTATGAAGGTGATGAGCGCGGTGCAAGCGCGATTACATGCCTCTATGAGGGACGAATTGCGCCTATTATCCAATGTTGTGCGTGATTTTGGGCCAGAAGTGTACCCATATGACCTCACAAAGCAGCCTTTAGTGTCTAGAGACTTCGATGAGCGGGTAGATATCATCCCAGTTAGCGATCCTAACGCAGGAACGATGGCTCAACGGATTATGCAGTACCAAGCAGCACTGCAACTAGCGAAACAGGCGCCCGAAATGTACGACATGCCGCTTTTACACCGGCAAATGCTAGAAATATTGAATATTCGGGACGCAGATAAGATTGTTCCGACTGATGAAGACATGCAGCCTACTGATCCTATCAGTGAAAACATGAATATCATCAATGGTAAGCCTGTGAAGGCGTTTATTTACCAAGACCATGAGGCACACATACAGGCTCACAAGGCTTTGGCAGAAGACCCAACAATATTGGAAGTTATGTCAAAGAGTCCAAATGCCAAAAAGGCAATCGCAGAGCTTTCTGCCCATGTACAAGAGCATTTAGCATTCCAGTACAGAATGCAGATAGAACAAGAGCTTGGATTTGAGCTGCCGCCCCCAGGAGATCCACTGCCAGAGGATATTGAGTTCAGAATATCAAGACTTGCAGGCGCAGCGGCAGAACAACTCAAAGGCCGAAACATGCAAAAGGCTCAACAAGAGCGAGCATTGCAACAAGCACAAGATCCGATACTGCAAATGCAGCAAAGAGAGCTGCAACTCAAGGAAGCAGAGGCTCAAACCAGAGCACAGTCGGAGCTGGGAAGATTGCAGCTTGATGCACAGAAAGCGGCGGCTAAAGCAAGCCTAGATCAGCAAAGATTAAACCAGCAAAGAGATATTGAGCAGGCGCGTATAGGCGCAAAGATTGCTGAAACAAATACAAAAGAGGAATTAGAAGCGGCAAAGATTGCTTCTAGAGATCAAGTCGAAGGATTAAAGGCTGGTATACAGATCGCAAAGGACTTGATGAATGACTAGTTCTTCAGATAACCTCTTTGATCATCTGCGTGACACGCTACGGAAAAGCATGAACGAGTATGCTGATCATGTGAGTGGCGGTGGATGTAAAGACTATAGCGAGTACTCAAAAGCCTGCGGGATTATTGAGGGACTTGCGATAGCGGAGCGGGAAATTCTTGATTTAAAACAAAGGATGGAATCCGCTTAATCTCTGCGTAATGCAGTGCAAGCGACTCTGGACGCTTTTTTCCAGTGCAAGGAAATACTAATGTCTGATGCATTAGCAAGCGTTGTTTCTGATAACAACAAAGAAAACGAGAACAGCGATTCTCGCAAGGCGCAACAGTTGCCTGACCCGAAAGGTTACAAGCTGTTAATCGCTCTACCTGAACCCGACGAAATGACAGAGGGCGGAATACTCAAAGCCGCAAGAACTCTGCAAGACGAGGAAACAGGTTCTATTATTGGGATCGTTATCAAGATGGGTAGCGATGCTTATAAAGATATCAAGAGATTCCCTAGTGGCCCTTATTGCAAAGAAGGCGATGCCATTCTTATGCGCTCTTATTCAGGCACCCGATTTAAGGTGCATGGTAAAGAGTTTAGGTTGATCAACGATGACTCAGTGGAAGCTGTGGTTGAAGATCCAAGAGGGATATTGAAGGTATGAGCGAAGTTCAAGAAGATTTTAATGATGCCACAACTCCAGAAGATAAGTTTTTTGGGGTACGCACCCAGATAGGCAAAAGTTCTGAGCCAGAAGAATCCGACATTGAGCTAGAAATAGTAGATGATCGCGAGGAAGAGGACAGAAGATCTCCTAAATCCGCTGAAGCTTCTCAAGATCAATCGGACGACGTAACCGATGAGGAGCTAAGCGGGTATAGCGAAAAGGTTCAAAAGCGAATCAACAAGCTCCGATATGAGCAGCATGAAGAGCGCAGACAGCGTGAAGCGGCTGAGCGTATGCGAGAAGAGGCTATTCGCGTTGCAGAGCAATTAAGCAATAAAAATAAAGAGTACGAGTCTTTAATCAATAGAGGCGAAGGCGCTCTTGTTGCCCAAATAAAACAACGGGCAGAACTGGCTTTGCAGCAAGCTAGAGAGCAATACAAGCGAGCCTATGATGAGGGTGACACTGACAACATAGTCACCGCTCAAGAAGGTCTTAACAGAGCGCAAGCTGAGTTCACTGAAGCAGAAAGATATGAACACAATCTCGCTTCACAAAACGCTCAGAGACAACAAGCAGAACAGCAAAACTATCAAGCTCAGGTAGCAAATCAGGCGGTTCAAAACGTTGCACAGCAACCTCAGCCCCAGGTTGACCCAAGGGCAGAGGCATGGACAAAAGAGAACCCTTGGTTTATGCGTGATGGTTATGAAGAAATGACCAGCACTGCTTACGGTATTCATGCTGAATTAGTTAAGAATGGCATTACCCCTAACAGTCCAGAATACTTTAGAAGGATTGATGAAAGGTTAAGGGTTAGGTATCCAGATTTCGGTTGGCAGGATGAAGGCGACTCAGATGGACGTGACGCATCCGTGACTGCCAGCCAGCCCTCGACGGTGGTGGCACCCTCTGCAAGGAGTAACGGTGCTAAACCGCGCAAAGTACGGCTAACGTCCACTCAAGTCTCTCTCGCTAAGAGATTGGGTTTAACCAATGAACAGTACGCAATGCAACTCACAAAGGAGTCATTGAAATGACTGAAGAGCGCACACCAAGAAAGAGTAACTCTCGCAAGAGTGATCAACGACCAAGCGATGAATGGATTCCTTCAGGAATATTGCCAGACCCAGATCCACAGGATGGCTGGGTATATCGATGGGTTAAAACCAGCGTGTTAGGTCAAAGCGACAACACTCACGTTTCTAGAATGTTTCGGGAAGGTTGGGAGCCTGTAAGAGCAGAAGATCATCCA